CGAAAAAAAATCGTGTTACTCCAGATAAACACCAGGAGTGTGAAAAGGTGTCTCGCAATGTGAGGGTTGCGAGGGCCGCTGTACGTCTTCTTGTACGCGACCAGAGAATTAAGGGGGACTTGCGTCCTCTACCTCAACGAATTCCATGCGGTCATCTCCGATCCGCAGTTCGTTCGTGTTTCTCTGATCTGACCCCAGTTCAGGAGTTGTCCGTGAAAACTGCTCAAAAGCTTGAGACTGAGCCCTGTGATTATTGCTCACAGGAGGCAGTGGACGTGGTCAAACAATACAAAGGAGAGAGGTTCTGTGAGCTAAGTGCACTTGACGAGGGGCACTTAGCGCTTTTTAAGAAAGCCATACGATGCAATATCGATCATGGCTGGAACCTTAACCTAGGCCCGTATATCCCGACGGGCCACGGTACCGAAAAGTTTCGCCGTTCGGAGGGCGGATCTTGGAATATTGAAGAGTTCTCTAACACATGCCGCGTAGCACGTGTGTTCTCATCTGGCAAGCCTAGGGTTGTAACCCTTTACTCTGGTGCCAATTCCTCGATCCTTTCCCCCCTTCATGCGGCACTCTACCGGTCATTAGGTAGGAAGGGTTGGCTACTTGTTGGGAGCCCCACCAATGAGAAAGTTAAAAGTCTGAACGGCAGCGGCCCGTACGTAAGCGTTGATTATTCCCGTGCAACTGACGAGTTACGCGCTGAGTACGTACGTGCTGCCATTCAGGCATTAAAAGAGAAAGCTGTAGGACTTACGGAATTGCATTCGAGGGCTCTCGACGTCTTGGGCGAACTTCGGTTCGAGCCAGACGGGCCCACTGCAACAAAAGGTCAACCGATGGGAAGCTTGATGAGCTTCCCATTGCTTTGTTTGGTAAACAAGGCGGTTGTTGATCTGGCCGTTTCTGATCAAGTCCTTAGCGGGGAAGCTACCTGGGAGGAATTCCGGGCGCATCGCTGTCTCATCAACGGCGATGACCTCTTGTACCGGGAGTTTAACAACTCTCTCGGTATCCGTCGTCGGATCCTGTTCCACGGCTCGCTCGTCGGGCTCGTTTTGAATAAAGAAAAGTCGATGGTATCCCAAACCGATGCGGAGATAAACTCCACACTCTTCATCGACGGGATTAAGAGAAAGAAAACGAATGTTGGCGTGCTTTTGTGGAGCCGCGACGTCACTGACCCGATCGGTTTTCTCGCCGATTCGCTGGTCAGGCGTACTTCCTTTAGAGACGTTGCTCGCAAGTGGGTTTTGCCCATACGCAACGCGGTAGTCAAGGTTCAAGGCCGACTACCATCCGATTTCTTCCGGGTGTTGATCCGGGATCGGTCTCTACGTGAAGCCTTGACGTGGCTCCCTCTCGGCACGCGCCACTCAACCAACCCCTTCCCCGTTGTAGTCAAGCCTGCAGACTACGCGTTATCACGGGAAGATGAGGTTGTCTGCATCACTAGTCGTGTAGACAGGCTGATGAGGAGTGGGTTTAAGCCGGGTTCTCCCGGTAAGATCTCCACCGACCTCGGAGCGCGGAGGAGTATCCAGTCCTCTGTGAGATTTGAGAAACCATGCTTGGAAGACAAGGTCCTGAAAATTCTCGCCGAAGCATGGGAGAGAGAAAGGAAAGAAAAGTTGTGGCTAGAGAATGACGTGTGCCCGGTATTGGCCATACCGGTTCAAGATGAACGCTCCTTAATCGACATTATGGTCGATTGTGTTCGCGCGTTCAAAGAAAGGAAAAGGCTGGGATGCGCGATCCCGGACGCAGGGGCTGAG